CACCTCCTAGTGAAAAGCCCCATCCGTGGGGCGAACCGAATCCCTCCGAAGAGAACGGCGGAACAAAACCGCCGCTCGGCCCAACTGTCCGAGAGCGAGAAGGGTGAGCAGAGTGCCCACGCCGTGAAGAAAAATGACGACCACTAGCAAAGCTAGGACCGCCCCCCTTAGAATTCGGGAGAGCCACCCACTTGGGGGGCCGCTTCGACCGATCCTATCCAATTGAGCTAGGGGTGCCTTGTGCGAGCCGAGTATAGCAGAGGGCTTGTGGATTCCAACGGAGGGGGTAGTCTCACCCCCCTCACCCAGATCCACAAAATTTCCGATAACAACATGACTGTGCGACAGTTCGCGGAGGCTTACGCCCTCCAGTCGGGGGCTAGCCCCGGATACCGTGAGCAACTCGTTGTGATGGCAAAGCGGCTCCCTTGGGGGGTGGCCGACTTGACCGTCGCCAACATCGATGCGTACCTGACGAATGCTCTCGGTCATCTCGCCGCCTCCACGGTTCACAACCATCGCCGGATGCTGTCCACCCTGCGACGAGCCGCCCTGCGCGACGGCCTGCTGGTGGACGATTGTACACGCCCGATCCGCCGTGTCAAGCACACGCTTCCGATGGTCCGCGCTTGGACCCATGACGAGATGAGAACACTGCTTGCGGTGGCCTCTGAGATGCCGGGGGGTACGCTGTACTGCCCGCACAGAATCCTGCTGCCCGCATGGATTCTTGTGGGCTACAGCAGCGGGCTGCGGCTCGGGGATCTGCTGGCCATTACCTACGATTCCCTTCGCGGGGATCGCTTGGCTACGGTGCTGCAGAAAACTCGCCAGCCGCATGTCGTCGTCCTTGACGCTAATGCCTTGGAATCCATTCGCTCCCTACCTCGTCGCGGCCCGAAGATTTTCGGGGGACTGGTTGGAAGGAGCCGGATCATAGTGGCCATGCGCGCACTTGTCAAAAGTGCAGGTCTGACTGGCTCAGGCAAATACCTGCGTAGAAGCAGTGCAACTTACGCCCAATTAGCGGGAATGGACGCAACTGGACACCTGGGTCATTTGACCCCGGGCATGAAACGGCACTACCTAGATCCCGTGATTCTGTCGGATCTGAAGCGGGCGGTGCCCAGCCTAGAACTGGCTGGGCAACCCTAGCATCTGCATCGGGTCCATCCCGGCCTGCGCTTTTTTCTTGTCCCGGGCGCGCTTGGCGGCTTCGTTCTGGATGATCTTGTAGAGCAGGTACATGTCACGCTGTTCCTTCGGCATGGACCGCAGGACATCGTCTGGGACAGTTATGTTTTCGTAGGTGCGGACGCCGGGGGTGGTGGACAGGAGTTTGTTCAGCATGTCCCGGGCGGCGAGTTGCTTGGTCCGTTCGCTATCAACGTCCGTGAGCTTCAGCCCTGCCAAGAGGTTGAATGCTGCCTTGGAGTATCTGTCTGCTGGATCAAGCCGGTCGTCACGCAACTGCCGGTAGGTTCCGATGGCACGGGCACCGAACGGCAGCAGGTTGGTCGCAAGCTGCTCCAGCGGCCTGCCCATTGGGCCAATGTCTTGCTCTAGGACTGAGTAGAGGTCTGACAACTGTCTGCCGGAATACAACTGCCGGTTGGTGATGTACTCCAGTGGGGCTTTGATCAGCGGGTTAGCCATGCCCAAGATGTTGGAGCCAGTGCGCTGAACGGCGTCGGCCACCCTTGCGGAGGCCGTGGCCCCAACACCAAGTGATGGCAAGCCAAACGTCGATTCCCACGGCAAGTCTACGTTGGTCAGATACCGGCGCAGCCCCGGCTTTGGGGAGCCGCCAAGCAGCGAAGTCCACTCCGCTGGGAGCGGGATGGCTGCGGATTGCCGAAGATGCTCGGGCACCATGTTGCCTTCGGTAGGCTCGGTGCCACGGGTCACCGCCCGTATCGACTGGCCCTGCAGTCCGCCAGGGTTGTAGACTAGTCGGTCGAAAATGCTTGGCATGATGTTTTTCTGGAAACTCCAGAACGGCATCGCGCGCTTCATAAACGTCCGGTCGAAGCCAGTGAAAGCCTCCGGCCGATAGTCCACGTTCACCATGCGGTTGAGGTCACCAGCCACGCCAGGATCGACACCCTTGCGTAGCTGATTGATGAACGTGCCGTTTCGCAGCATGTCCTCAACGGTCGAACCAATTGCGTCATTAGCAACTAGTAGCGGGTTGGTGTTGCGAGAAGGTGCCTCGCGAGTCCAGCCGACTCCTCGCATGCTGGTAAAGTCGTCTACAAACTGCCCCCACGTTCGCTCGGGATTGTAGAACGAGCGAGCCACGGAACCCCCGGTAGAAGCTCCTGGGTAGTTGCCGCGAATCTCCTGCTCAGGACGACCAGACACGTCATCAATGAGGTTGCCAGTGGAGACTTGTTGCGCACCAGACAGCCGGATGTATCGCTCTAGGATCTGATCGTCGGTCAGGCCCTCAAAGGCAGGAGTGCCTCGCAGTCGATTCACTAGCGCGTCGTAGTTTCCGCGGCTGGCCTGAAACGCCGCCCAATAGTCAGAAGGACTGAAAGCCCCGTGTGCCGCAGCATTGATCATGCCGCTGTAGGAGTTACGGACATGGAACGCGGGCGATGCAAGTGCCCCAACCTTAAAGGCATTGGTCAGGTTATCGATGCCCTTCAGCAATCCCTGCTCGGGGAGCGCGGCCCGCGTTTGCGGGGCGAGCGTGGCGAGGGCATTGATGTATCGCTCATTGATAGAAAAGTTGGTGGGGTCTTGGCCTGTGCGCGCCTGCCACATCTGACGGAAGTTCCGCTCGTCATAGCCAAGGCGCTGAGCGGCCTCGGGCAACGCAATGTTTACACCACCAGCGGAAGCTCCTGCCGGGACATTCTCCACCAGCTGCATCATGCGATTGGTGAGAACGTCCGAGTTAGCCTGGGTGCGCGCCTGCCCCCGGCGATACTGCCGCACGTTCTCCCAAGCGGGCGTGTCGTAGATGCCAGTGCCAGTCTCAGCGAACTGCGTGTCCGCAGATCGAATGATGTCTGCAAGGTCGCGGTAGTTACGCCCAACGCGAGCGGTCAAGGCAGTATCCATTGCGGCCCGCTCAGCAGGAGTGGCAGCAATGTACTCAGGGGATTGACGAACGGAATCTTCAATGCCTTGGTACACCGACTGCCCAGGCTGTTTCCGGCCGATGGCATCAAATGCTGAGTCCAAGATCATGCGAGCCTGCCGCTCGTTGGCACCAATGAGAGACTGTTGCAATCCGCGGGAATCAATCACGCCCCGCCTGCCGTTAGCGATGGCATCGGCAAAGTCCTGCGGAGTCGTTCCGGTAAGCGCGTTGAACGTGTCCTGCCCGCCAACAACGTCTGTGTATTCGGGGCGGCTGCGGCCAAAGTTGTCGGCCGTGTTGATGAAACGCGCATCTCGCCCCCACGGCCGCTGGGTGGCAACGCCTCCACCCGGGATGTCGGGCGGAGCAGGACGCTCAAACCATTTTGTCTGGCGCGGTATCCAACCCGTGTCTGAGTTGGCGCTCGCCCACTGCGGCGCAGGCAGTCCCCGCGATGCAGACTCTGCTTGCGCCTGCGGACCAAGGTTAGTCATGGAGTCACGGATGATCCGAAACTCTGGGGTGTTCTCCATGACCCAGTCGGCTACCGCATCGCCGCTAGTGCGGGGGAGGCTCGGGCCAAAAACGGTGGGCTGAGACTCTACCCAGTTGTTTAGCGCACGCTGGAGATCGGAGCTTTGGAACTGTCGAAGCGTTCTCGGGATAGCCTCGCCCGCCAGAGGCCCAGAAGAGACAACCTCGGGAACCTGGGCGCGCTGGGCGTTAAACACCGCCACGGCATCCTCGCCATCGACCCGTTCTACAGCATCACGCGCAGCCCGATGGGCCATGCGGTGATCCATCTGGAGCGCATTGGTCAACTCCAGGTCGTTGCTGACCACTCCAAGAGGCCCAGCCGCGGGGCTAGTAAGCGAAGCGGCTGTGCGAGTGATGTTGCCAATGACTGGAGCAGTCTTTGTCCAGTTCCCCAGCGCATCGGCGTTTCTGGCAACCGCATCGCCAAACGCGCCGCCGTCAACGCTGAAGCCGATGTTTGTGCCCGGGACGCGGAAGTCGTCCAAGACACCAACGGCTTCGGTCATCCCGTTGGGGCCGACTCCAAACCGTTGAAATTGCTGATTCAGCCTTGTCTCTGCGGCCTGTCTGGCAGCGGGGTCAGCGATCTGGGCGAGGAGAGTGTTGGGCGTGGACAGCCTGTTGTATTCTCGCACCCTCGGCAGATCGTCGGCGTACGCTGGCAACCCGCGAGCAAGACGCAAAGCGCCAAGGTTGTCCACGGAATCCAAGGCCGCATCCCGCATCAAGCCTGCCGCTTGGGCAGCGCGACCGGCCGGACCTAGCGCACCTTTTCCTAGCACAGCACTCAGGCCCAGCGTGCCGTAGGTCAGTGGGTCTAGGAGAATCTCAGCCGCCAAGCCACCACCGAAGTTGCCCCAAGTATCTTGGGTGCCAGCCATGCCGTACTGGCGCAGAAGTTCCCGGCCCGTTACGCGGTCGTCGGATGATCCAAGAAAACTAAGGGGCTTGCCTGCCAGAACGCCTCGCACAAGCGCGCCAGGGGTGTCCAGCAGCCAACCGGCCGTAGACAGAGTGGACGTTCCAGCCTCCGCAAGAGAGCGGAGCATGCTGCTCTTCTCTTCCTGCGGCATAAGGTCCGCAAGAGTCGGATCATCGTTGGGGATCCCCTCCTGCCCATTCAGCAGGCCATAGGGATCGTATAGATCAAAGAGCGGGGAGCGAGCCATTACTCAGCCGTGGGGACTGGGGCGTATTCTGGATGCGGATACCACATGCGTGAGTGTGCAGAACCTCTGGCGCGCTGGCCAGGAGATTCGACGCCCATGCCATGGCGCGTAACAAGCTCCTTGCGCACCGCGGGGTCGGTGATTCCAAGACGGATCAAAACAGCGTCCATGCGCTTGGCATCGTCCGTAGTGAAGCCAAGCCAAGACTTGTCAGAGCGTGCCGCAATAGCGTCAAGAGACTCTTGGGCATTCGGCGTGCCATACTGGCCTTGCACCAGATCGACGCCGCCAGGACCAGCAAGAGCAATCGCTTCTGCCTCGCGCTGCTTTTGCTGCATTATCTTCATGCCAGTTTCGCGCGCCGTCGTCTCGGCACCGAGCTTCGCCTGAGTGGCTGCAGCAGCGACCTCTGCTTCCTTGAGTCGCTGATCCGCAACGTACTTGTCAGTCTCTGAGCGAGACTGCGTAGCCGCCGTGGCGGTTGCCAACTGCACCTCCAGGCCCTTAATCTTTAGTGCCGTGTCTCGGGCTGCGTCTGTTTGGCCGTTCTCCAGCTGCTTTACTAGCAATGCCTGCTGCTGATCCATCTTCTTTATCATGATCTCATTCTGCTGCTGTGACTGCTGCTGCTGAGCGGTGAACCTGCGTTCTTCAGAAGCCCGTGCAGTCTCACGCTCTTCTCGGGCTGCAACCCTGTTGGCTTCAGCAATCTCAGCAGCAGAAGCCCGTGCGTCCTGCCCTTCGGCACGGCGAGTCTCCGCTTCCAACTGAGCGATGGCCATGCGAGGATCGTTGTTGTTGTTGTAGCGATTGCCTGTCAGCCGTGATTCGATGACGCGCTGCTGTTGCTCTGGGCTAAGCATGCCAAAAGCGTTGGACATGTTGGCCCGGGAGTTGGAGCTAGCCAACAGCATCTGCGACTTCCACTGCGCCATCCGCGCGTTCTCATCATCCATGCGCTTCTGGGCCATGGCGGCGCGGGCCTGCATCGGCATCACGTTGTCGTCGGATCGGGCTTCCCCCACACCGCTCCACTCTGGCTGCTGCATCAGTTCCTCAACCGGAGTGCCAGTAGCCTTGGCCGCACGGTACAGCATCCGCTCCCGCCGGTAGTCGTCGGTCTTAATCCGATTGGCCTGCCTCTGGAACATTGCCTCTTTGTCTTCGTCCGACATTACCGGATCTTCCGCAATCGGAGTGTCGGCCCCCTCCAAGCCATCAGACAGCGACTCTGGCCCAACGGGAATGCCGGAACGTCGAAGAGCTTCTAGGCGTGAAAGCCTTGCACTGGGATCGATTTCCATCTTCTCTCCTACCGGGTCTGGGCGTAGTTGCGCTGCTGATCACCCATGGCTTGGAGCCTGCGGACTTCCGCCATCATCTGCTGGGCCTGCGGGACTTCACCGCCAGCCTGCTGACGCATCTGGTTCAACTGGGCGATGAGAGCCTGAGCCTTGATGTGAGGATCACTGGACCCCTGCGCCTGTTGCGGAGTCATGGCGTTACGGCTCTGATTGCTCATCGCCATCAGACGATTGATCTCCTTCATCATCTGAGGAGCCTCGGGCACTTCGCCACCCGCATCACGCCGCATCTTGTTCAGCTTTGCAATCAGAGCCTGGGCTTGGTCGCGCGGGCTGACCGGGGGTGCTTCTACCTTCGGAGCAGGGCGGCTCTCTTCAACGAGATCCGCGGTGCCATCGGTGCTGTCTAGCTCGCCAACGGCCTCCGACTCCGTGGATCGCATTCCCTTGGGCATCATGTTGTAAGCAGTAGCCCCGGCACCGATTAGGCCAGCACCCGCAGCGGCCTTGGCCCACGCGGGCATACCGCCGGGAGCAGGAGCGGCAGAGGCGGCTCGCGAGCCGCTATAGCCGTATGGAGCAAGTTGAAGATCCTCAGTGGGGGCGCGCCCACCCATCATGTTGTCGAACTGGCTAGCAATCCCATCGACTGCCTGCTGATCACGCATCGCCGTAGAGGCAGGGGCAGGGAGAGCTTTCTGAGCCGGGGCCGGGAGAGCCTTGCGCCCGCCTCGGGCAAGCTCCAAGCCGCGGGGCGACATGGTCAGCTGGCCATTGCGATCAAAAGTAAACGGACGCTCTTGGTCCCACTGGCGTACCATGTCATTCCAAGACTGCTGGTCAGCTGCGCTCAGCGGCTCGTCCAAGCTGCTCTCTGACATGCCGAACATATTCACATCGTCGCCGGGGTTTCGATCAACAGGAACGCCAGCCGTGGTTCCGATGCGAGGCTGTGCCGGGGCCGGGAGTCCGCGCATGGGTGCGGGAATCATAGCGCCGCCTTGGGCTGGCATTGCAACTCCGGGGCCGCGCAGGCGACTGTTCATCAGCGACTGCCGTGCGGCCACTAGGTCGGGCGACATTTCCCAGCGGCTCGCCGCATTCGGAGAGGCCAAGCCTGCAGAAGCGGCCTGTGAAGGATAGTCAAAGCCCAGCCAGTCGTTTGACTGCAACGCCTGCAGGTACTGCCTTTGCTCGGGCGAGAACTCCGACATGGCGTCCAGCACCTCCGACTCGTCGGCGTCGTACGCAACAGGCCAAGAGTCCCGCAGTTCATTGTGCGCGGCAACGCGGTCGCCGGACATGCCAGTGCCGCGCGGCTGACCAACTGGAACCCCAGGTCCGCGTCCCCCATATGGGATTAACGCCCGGATCTCGTCTTCCGGTGCTTGGAGGGGCAGCTGCATCTGACGGACCGGGGCAGGGGATGCCATGCCAGCGACAGCGCGATGAATCTCGTCGGCCGACATTCCCGGCTTAATTAGGCCAGCATCAGCGGCGCGCTTGAGCCAGACCGAGTTAACGCCGCTTGCGCCGGTGGCAATGAGGTTGTCTAGCCAATTAGCCATTGTGCTTCTTCCCCTTCTTCGGAATGTCAGGCATCTCTTCCCCGTCCTTCGGCCCGTCGTCGTCTTCGACCATCGGGGTGTTGGGCTTGCCGTGCATCTCTTCGTCCAGATCGGCAAGGTCGTTCTTCGGCTGCTTGTCGGACTTCTCGCCCTTGCCCAGCTTGGCGATGATCTTCTTTTCCTCTTCGTCGCTGGCGGATAGCAGCTGCTTGACCAGTCGCTTCAGTCCGGCCTGCGTCAGATCGTCTAGGTCAAAGTCAATGCGTGCCATTACTGAAGCAAGCCTCCAAGGATCGAAGTCGCAAAGTTCATCGCAGAGTTCTGCCGCTGCTGTGCGGCCATCTGGTTGTTGTATTGCTGCTGCATCAGCAGAGACTGAATCGACTGGTGCTGCGAAGCGTCGGACTGCTGGTTCTGCATGGAGTAGGCGTTGTTGTAGTCCTGTGCCTTCTGCTTGGTGCCGTACGCCTCCGCGATGCCTTGGGCCATCTTCTGCGCACCCATCATGCCAGCGTTGCTCATCTGCCCTGCGCCGCGAGACATGCCGCCGCGGTCCATCTGCTTCATCGTCAGGCGCGGATCGCCCAGCGAGATCGCACTGGCGTAGTCGTTGTTGAAGTTGGCGTTAACCCGCTGCTGTGGGATCAATTAAATAGCCCTCGCAAGATGTTGCCAGCAGGCCCAAAGACGCCATCCATTCGCGACTGCATCAAGTTGTTTCGCTGCCCCTGCTCCGAGATGTCGTTCTGCAAACCTTGCAGCGCGTACCTCTGGGCAAACTCCTTACTCTGCTTGCCAAGCTCCGACTGGCGGCGGGCGGCGTCCATGTCGTTGCTGGCCTGCGCCCCTTGGAGGAGCGAGGCGAAAACGTCTTGGTGGCCTTGCGGATAGGTGGAGTAGGGTGATGGCACTGTTAGTAGTCGCCTCTACATGAAATTTCTGAACGTGGACTGACGACGCTGAACCCCGGCGTAAGGAGAGTTGGCGACCTCGGCAAGCGCCCGCTCTCTCTCGCGCTTGCTACGCTCCCTAGCCGCGTCCTCCATTGACCACTGCTCCTGCTGGACTTGGGGCTTGCTGCGGAACATGCCCATGTTGCCAATGGAGCGGTTGAACAGATCGTTCACCCCGGCCACGGACGAGTTGTACATGCCCTTGTTGTCCGACCAGCCAGAGTTCATATCCGTCTGGACGGTCCCGATCCGATTGGCCGAATCGGAATAACCACCAGCCAGGGCTTCCAAGAGCGAGCCGGTCGGGATCGCTTGGCCGGGGCGGTTGTTGTTTTCCTGCGACTCACGCGCGAAGTCATAGAACTGATTCATGCCGCCGGATGACGCGCCGAGATTCATCCGGTTAAAGTCCATCAGTGCGCCATAGGCATCGCTCACCATCGTACGGGGCATGTTGCGGGCGAGGGCTTGATCTGCATTGAGGGAGCCAACGTCAGCGTCATGCGTGCGCGCCAAGGCGTTTAGCTCAGCGCCGTTGTTGATGTCACCGCGCAAGCCTTCCAGCATGCTGTAGCCTTCGCCACCGCTAGCAGGAGAGCTACCAGTGGCATTGCCTGCCAGACCGGGAAGGGAAGCGGAGACATCGCGGCCGACCTGCATCGCCGCGCCAGACTTGCCCAGGCCAGCCAAGGCGTTGTACCGACCAATGCCAAGCTGGCTGACAGCGTTCTGGTTGCCGACATTCATGTCAGCCAGAGACTTCTGGTAGCCGTTCTGGTTCTGCGCCCACGCTTGCAGACCTTGGCCAGCCACGTTGCCGTAGTTCGCCATAGCTGCGGTGCCGAGATTCGACACTGCCGCCTGACGCGCAGCCTCGGCAGCGGAAGCAGCTTGGTTGTTGGCCTGGGCGTTGTTCCACGTATTGCCAAGAGCGTTGGCCACGCCGCCGATACCACCAGCCATGGCGGCATAGTTCTGGGCGTAGCTGTTTCCAAGGCTTGCAAGCCCTTGGTTGTACGTGCCATACCCCTTGTTGTAGGAGTCGTACATCCCGCCCAGCGTCTGGCCAAACTGGGTTGGTGCCCCAGCAACCTGACCACCAACAGCCGTGGCGTATTCCTTGGCGGTGTTCGCCCCCCACGGGGCCAGAAAGGTTCCATCAAATGCAGCCATGCGTGTCTCCTATTTGCTATTGCCCCGAATGGCTCGTTTCAGTGCCGACAGGGAAATAGCGGCCAAAACCAAGGCGTACCCAGCGGGTTGGAAAAACCACAAATCCCGCTTTTCGGCCTCTTCCTTGAGCCAGCCGATGATCTCAGGCAGGCGCGTCAGGCACTCCCATTCCCCCCAAGCGTCCATCTGTGCAGCCCGCGCGTTACAGCTGCAGGTGGGGGATGCCACAATTCCCGCGAGGCTCAGGAGCCTTTTGACTTCCGCCCCAGGCCCGGGTGGCGGTGGCGGTTCCTCCCCGGCTGCGTAAACGATTGGATCACCAATGGCTGCGGGCGTGTAGCCGGGGCAGGGGTCCGGTGTGATGGTCCCGGTGAAAGTTCCGCGGTTGTCTCCAGTATTTGAATCGTTCTGGCGCAGGTACAACAGGCCCGCCCCAGGCGACCCGGAGTAACTTGAGCCAACCAAGAAGGGGGTGCCTGTTAGGCCAATCCTGCCAATGAGAGCCATGTGGCAAATAGCAAACACCACGCTGTTCGCATTGGAGCAGTCAGCAGCAGGCACGCCATTGGGCGTGGCAGTCGAACCGGCTCCCGCCCACTCCACTGTCCCTGCGGCGCAGCGGTCGCAACTCGCCGTGGCCGAGATCGCCACGGCTGAACCCGCCGTAAGCGTCACTCCAGTGTTCAGCCACTCGTTTGTGTTGACATTGACGGTGAAGCTGGTGGTCGATGCAGGAAGACATCCAGATGACCCGCAGCACTTCTGTCCAGATGTGCAGCAGTTGTAGGCCGAACCAGTTCCAGCGCAGAACGTGCCGGTCGTACACTTGTTCACACAGTTCCCGCTGGCATTATCGCATCTCTGCGACAGCGGACAGCACGTTCCGGCACAGCAGGAACGAGGAGCAGGGCAGGTGAGAACGCAGAAACCCGTGGCGGTGTCGCATGCGTTGCAGTAGTAGCTTGGGCACCCGCCGTTAAAGACACCGCCCGAAGTCAGCGTGACACAATTGCATGTAGTGTAGGGGGCGTGCAGAATCTTACCTGCATTGCTGCACTGGCACGCATCCGCAAGGGTGCATTGCGGGGAGACTGAAGGCTGGTTTACGGGGGCGGTGCATGCGTACTGCGTGCAATTCCCGCCCGCTGTAAACGTGCCGGAAGTGGCAGCGCACTGAGAGGCTCCCGTAGCAGTGCAAGTGGCCCCGTTGCAGCACCGGCCTGTCTCGCAACATGAACACGCCATCAGAATCGCGGCCTCAAGTAAACGAGTATGTCTGCCTTGGGCGCTACTGTTATGTCCAGTTTCTTTGTCTCCTGCTCTTCATCCAGTGACACCTCGTCGTCCTTCAGAGTCCCTTCGCCCGTAGGCTCCTTGACTGCTATTGAACCACTTAAGGACGCGGGCACATCAATGGTGCCCGCCGTTAGCGTGACGGTGGCTCCAGTAGCACTGACCGTAACTGTCGATGTGGTGCTGCCGCTCGTTGGAGTGAACGTGCCGCCATTCACCGTGAGCGAGGCAGATGCGGACCCAGAGGACTTTGTGAGCGTGACGGTGGGCGTGGTGATGGAGACGGCGGTGGCTGTAGAGCCAGTCAGCGAAACAACACCACCGGAAACTGGAGCAGAAAACGCGGCGGTGGCAGCTGTCTTGGTGAGCGAGATGGTTGGCGTTGTGATTGACAACGCGCGAGATGTGGAGCCAGACAGGGTGACCGTACCACCTGCGACTGTGAACGTCGGCGTGACGGTTGCGGTGGACTTGTTCAGAGTTACGGATGGGCCAAAGACAACAAGGCTACGGTTCGTTTCACCGCCCAGCAGAACACTGCCCGCAACACTTCCCTGCGAGCTAATGGTCACCCCGGGCGTGCCCGTGAAGGTCACGTTGTAGGTCTGGTTGGTGGTTGTAAGCACTAACTTGCAGGAGGCGTCCAAGTAGCCTCCGGTCGGCATCGGTATGGTGACAGTTCCTGCAAGAGAACCCAGTGAAGCGGCGGCTTGGATGCCCGTAGGCGTTGCGGTAAAAGATCCCGTGGTCGGAACAGGGCACAATCCAGTCACGGATCCCACGTTGACGGTCGGGTATATGTCGTACGTGAGTGAGCCACTTGCCGTTGCGCCAGCGAGCGCCCCAGTGGTTGGGAGCGAGACGGTTCCTGACACAGTGCCACAGGTCGCTGTTGGGTAAGTGTCGTAGGAAATGGTGCCGCCAGCCGTCGCTCCAGACAGCGCCCCGCCAGTAGGAAGAGATACCGTGCCAGTGATGGTGCTGCACGTAGCGGTCGGGTACGTGTCGTAGGAAATGTTGCCGCTCGCTGTGGCACCCGATAAAGAACCGCCCGTGACGGTCGGAAGGGTTACCGTCCCGGAGGCGCTGATGGCACTGATGCTTGCGCTTTCGACAGTCGGAACTTCCACGGTTCCCGTGACCGTAAACTCCTTGTTTCTGTCCGTGGTGCCAACGGTCACCGCTTTGTCGAACACGTAGGCGTTGGTCGCGTGCGGCACACCTACTGTGCCGTTAACAATCACGCTCTTCAGAATGCGCGTGCGGCCGTTAGTGAAAGGCAGCTGCATCGGAACGAAACCACCGCCGCCAAAAAGGACGGTGGTTATGCCATCGCGCCCGTCGCGCCCGCTCGCGCCATCGCGACCGGCTTGACCAACGTAGGTGTTGTTGATGTAGTCAACATTAAGGTTGGTGGTGTTGAGGTTCTCGGTGGTTGTGTTGTTGATGGTGGTGTTTTCAAACGTGCTGTTGCCTGCGACGTTGAACGTGTCGCCACCGAAGTAGTTGTTGTAGTTGAAGTCTTGGTTGATCGGGAAATTGAACTGGTGACCGTCGTAATTGTTGGTGTTGTTGGTGTTGTTGTAAGTGTCGCCAGCGACATCAACGAAGGTGTCTTGGCCAGCGGTAGGCAGCAGATCGCGGTAGTCGGATGTCTTCCACACTCCTGGCCGCGCCAGACCACCAGCGCCTGTGGTGTTTGGGGGCTGGATATTGACCGCACCGCGGTGCGAGAGCGGCTGCTGGCAGTTACCGAGAGCCTGCATCAGCTGCCGCAGCGCGGCTTCTGGGAGAGCGCCGGACAGAGCCTGCGCCAGCTGCGGCATGCTTTGCGTAAACACTACTTCGCACCCTCCACAACGACCGTGTGTATGGAAGGCGTGTTGCCGGACGACGACTGAGTACCGGCAAACGCTACGGCGACATGCCTGTCGGCCCCGGCAGAGCGCTCTTCATTGCCGCCGCTGAACATGGCGCGTGCAACACCGCTCGCCTCACCGAGAGCAGAGCGGGTGCGTTTCATGTTCAAAACAGACTCCGCGCCCGGGACGACTGGGACAAACCCATCCCCCCGATCACTGGCAACGGCATTCGGACGCGGGGTATCGGAGCCGTTGAAGTAGCGAGACAGCGAGAGCGGGGCATCGCCAGTAGTCGGCGTGTACAGCACGCTCACGGCCTGCCTGCTTTCCTCAGTCACTAGCTCCATGTTGCCGGAACGGAAGCTGTACGGGATTGCCGTGCCGTTGTCTGAGTAACCAGCCATGCGTACGAAGCCAGACGCGGCGTACGCAACCCCCTGCTGCCCGCCAACTGCATAGGGTGCCGCAGCAGTCAGTGGCACTGCGTACTGCTCGTCCCACCAAGACTTGGTAGTTACCGAGTAGCACAGCGCGCGGGCGGGCGAGGAGTCTGTGGAGTTGCAGTAGAAGAATCGGACAACCTTGGTGGCCAAGTCGGCCCGCACAAAAAACAGCGCGGACTTTGAGAAGTCGATGATGCCGTCACGCCAGTAGTTGTCCACCGGCACGGAGATAGGCTGGTCGCCCTGGCCGTCAAAGACATACATCCCGTAGCTATCCGCAATGAAAGCCACGCCGCCCATCACATCCCAGCAGCGGCTGTTCAGCACGCCGCGGTAGGCCACCAGCATGATGCTGGCATCCAGCACTGGCTGGGCCACGTAGTTCAGCTTGTATAGGTGCCGGGACTGGGCGGCGACTAGAAATGAGCCGAGAGGGATGAGGGCCACCACTGCATCGGAGTCGCCAGCGTTCTCCTGGACAACAAGCTCATTTTCCAAGGGGATGGATTCTGGCTCGTCCACCTCTGAGAAGTAGAGGCTGTTGGGTTTCTCGCCGGTCGTATCCACGGCCAGCCAGCAGCGGTCTTGGAACATGCACGCCACTGAGAAATTCCCTGGAGGCACTCCAAACCGGCGGGCGTTCAGCTGGCCGCTAGGCAGCGTCACAGGCAGCAAGCCGTAGCCATCGCGCTCCGCATCAGACAGCTGCTCGTCAGTGAACGTATCGGTGAACGTGCCAGTAAAATTCCCGGCCGACCGCAGGATCTTCGCCACGCGGAACAGCAGGACGCTTTGGTCGGAGGTGGTGCGCCACAACTCCACGGCAGTGACACGGTCGTCCAGCCCCGCGTGCGCAAGAGTCCAGGTCAAAGAGGACGCACCGTTTTGAACGTCAACCTCAACCAGTTCCGAAATCGAAGAACTGATCGGGCCGCGGAACTTCTCTGGCGTGGAGTCGATGTATCGGATCGCGCACTTATACTTGCCGCGCAGGACGTTGGAGACAGTCGCGGTGGCAGTGGCGTTGTAGTCGCCAAGCGCCACAGTCGGCGGCAAGGCGTAGCTGCCAGCGCCATAGACAGATACCTTCGTTATGCTTCCGCCGGACACCGCCGCAGTGGCCGCGGCTGCAGAGGCTGTATCGTCGGTGGAGTCGGGCTGAAATGAGATGGTGGGCGGCGAGAGAAAGCCGGTCCCGCCGTTGGTGACCGTCACCGCCGCTACCCCGTACTGCATGCCGACAGACAGGACGGCACCCGCACCACCGCCTCCAGTCAGCGAAGCAGTCACAGCGCCAGTCGCTCCCTTGCCGCCAGAGCGAAGGTCTACGGCCGAGATAACTCCAGTGTCCGATACGGTGACGACAGCGTTCGCGCCGGTCAGACCCTGCGCACTGGAGAACACCACCGTGGGAGTGGAGGTATAGCCCGTGCCGCCATTGACCACAGTTACGGCCTGCACAGATCCAGAGACGCCAACAGAGAACGTCGCGCCAGCCGCATTGCTGACGCTCAGGGACACGGCTGGAGCAGATGTGTAGCCCGCCCCAGGCTCCGAGATGGTGATGCCCACAACCCTTCCGCCAGCGACATCCGCACGCGCCACTGCAGTGGTGGTTGGGGAGCCGCCAGAGAACGTGACTGTCGGAGCGACCGAGTAGCCGTTGCCGGGGCTGACGACATTGACCGCATCCACATAGCCAGCCATTGATGAACTGGCGATAGCGACTGCCGGTCCCTTGTAGGGCTTCTGCAACCCGATTGGCTGCATGGTGCCTGCGGAGCCATCCCAGCGCAGGCCGCGGCCCATGCCATCGAACACGTACAGATCATTGAAGCGGGAGCGGACAAACGACGCCGGGATGATAGAACCCGCGTAGACGCTCGCGGACGCCAAGGCATTGCCAGAGAGAGTGACCGTGGGTGCGGATGTGTAGCCTGTTCCACCATTGGTGATAACGACAGACTCAACCTGCGTACCGGCCATGTGGGCAAGTCCGACAGCGCCCGTGCCGCCGCCGCCAGAAAAGCTCACTGAAGGTGGAGCGGTGTACCCGGAACCGCCAGTGGTTATTGAGATTGAGACGACTTGGCCGGATCGACGCTGGGCCAGATAGGTCATTAGGCGCTGCCTGTCTTCACGGAGGAGTAGATGCGTCCGGCCGAGTCTTGGTAGACGAGATGCTCTTGTGTGCCGCTCTGGTATCGGAAGGCTGACACAACAGGAGATGCCGTGGAGTCGGCAGAAGTAAACGTGATGGGCGACAGGCCAGCGCGCACAGTGAGCTTCCCCGGCACCAAGCACTGCAGGTTGACTTGCTGTACCGTTGAGCCGGGAGGTATGGAATACGGCGAGGCGTTTGTGACCAGCCCAGCCCACTTGTCGATGACGATCATGGATTACCTCCATCGAAGTTGTCGGCCTGCAGCGGCGTCCTCCACGCCATAGCATCGAAGATCACTCGCTGCGGCTGCTGGAACGGAGTGAGGGCATCAGACTCCATGGCCAGACGCAAGTCCCGCTGGTACATGGCGAAGGCGTTGTCCGGCTTGGTGTTGCGCGTGCGGGCCAGCCAATACGCAGCACAGGACAAGAATCCGTTATTCATCCCAGGCGACATGTCCACTATGTCGGTGACGAGGTACTTCGCCCCCGTTGCAGTAAGGGAGGTGGCCAAGGTGCAAGAGGTGGCGCTGGCGACTGATGCGATAACTGCCTCTCCTTGGTAGGGGAGAAGCGATCCATCGCTGCCTGGGAAATCAGTGGCGGTGCCCACTCGCATGACCGAACCAACCATGGCGGCTGTGAAGGCAGTGCCCGTGCCAGTGACGGCCGTGCCAGCGATGGTCACCGTGCCCTGACGCGAGCTAGCCTCATGGCCCGAGATCCGCAGGCGGCGCGGCAGGCGGCGATACGTGAAGTCCAGGTTAGAGTTGGCGACCGGATACCCAACGACCTTAATCGCCCACCCAGTGCCATGAGGATCCTTGATGACCGTCCACGCATGCGGCGGTCCTGCAAGGTTATTGGCGTTCTCCAGCTTCATCGCTTGGTCTGCCGACACGTAGATGAACCGCGTCCAAGCGACATGGTCGATTGGGGAGTCCAGCGACCGGAAGTCGGACGGCAGGGGAAAGGTGTCTTGGTACAGCGTGGCTGCTGTGGGATTGAGGAAATCACTGGATGGAGTCAGGATCGGGTCGCACAGCAGTCGGGTGCTGCTGACGCGGGTGGCAATCTTGGCGACCGTGTTGTTGAGTCGCATGCGCGACAGCACCGAGTTGGTCGGGAATGCGTCCCCAGACGACAGGTCGAAGAACCTTGTGTCTTGGCTGTAGGTAACCGAGCCGTACCAGTTGATGGAGAACCGGATCCGGCCGTGAGTCTGGTAGTAGTTCCAGTCGCGGATCGTTGAGAGTTCGCTGTAGGCGCGCTGGATGGATGTGCGGATGTCGGTCTGTTCAGCATCCTGCGGGCCACCCGAACTGCTGGTGATGAGATGTTCGACCGCGTCGTAGTAAGTCAGCATTAGGAAGCCTCGCTTGCGATCACGCCCTGCTCGCGGCCAATCTTCGCCACGTATGCCATGAGGCTCGCAACTACTGCACCGAGTTCAGCGTCGGCTGCGGAGCCTGTTAAGACATCACGCACTTCCAGCCACTGGCCTTGCGCTGGCTCCAGAGTGCCATCGGACTGGCAAAACCTCCGCAGTCGCACGCGGGCCGTAACCTCCGCGAGCGGGTCGGGCGCAGATACAACAACCTCCTCCACCCAGACCGCATCGTAAGCCTTGGCAGGGATCAGAATCGGATCAGCAGACAACAGTGTTTCTAGGGGCATGTGCCCTCCTTTGTTACCAAGTCGCGTGTGCAATGCGCCGCCATGTATTGGTGGCCGTGCATATGTACAGATGCGTAGCGTCCCAACAGACCTCGCCCACTGCGCCAGTCGCCGTGGCTGATGCTGGCGTCCGAGCAGTGCGGATGCGGACTGTGCTGCCAGCCACATCGATAGGCACGGTCGGGCTTGTAACGCCCACGCCGATGCTTCCAGCGAAGTAGCTCTGTGCCGTGGCGTCCGAGTAGATTGCATAGTTGCCGCCTGCGGCGGGTGGATTGACGATGCGCACGCCATAGTTAGTGCTGGCATTAAGCGCATTCACGTAGACGCCGGTATTTGCAGTCCCTGCGCCCGTAGCCTGCCCCATGAGGGCATAATTAACCGTTCCGGCACCTGCGTTAATGACGCTATTTACGCCTGTCCCGCTAGAGTGGGTGACATACAAAGCCGCTCCCGTACTCGCCGCGCCGATGCCTACCTTGCCCGAAGAATCAATCCGCATCCTCTCCACGCCACCAGTGCTGACGGCGAGTGTGTCTGCAGCCGGAAATAGTAGCCCAGTGTTCGCGTCCGAATACACGCTAATCGAAGGCGCAGCCGCCGAGCCGGACGAATAAACGGCAAAGCCAACATTGTCGAATCGTCCAACATCGATCCCGCTAACTAGGAATCTGTGAGCGCCTGCTCCGACTTGGTTGTAGATGATCTGCGAGCCGGTCACGTAGTTGGACAGGTACAGAAGGCCAGCTGTTGTTTCTGCAAGCTGGCCCGTGCCTGCTGTCGCTGTCAGGTTGAGCGTAGCACCAGCCGCCACTGAGACAGTGAAGGTGCCAGACACCGTTCCGCCAGTCAGCGGCAGATAGGAAGATGCGGCGGCTGTGGCCATCGTCCCGAGGCCGAGCGTGGCACGGGCCGCGGAGGCATCCGCGTCATCAATGATGGATCGCCCGAACGCTGTGCAGGTGATCTCTTCCACCACCCCGGCCCCAGCCGTTGACCGGCCAAGCACGCGGTCGGTGGCAGACACGTTCTGGACTTTGGCGTATGTGACGGCAGAGTTTGCTATGCCTGCCGTTATTACCGCCCCGCCCGCAATCTTCGCTGCGGTGACGCTGCCATCCGCGGGCGTGGCGACGAACGTCGAAACCCCACCGGCAGCAGTCTGGTAGAAGAGTTTCCCATCCGCTTGGTTGATGGCAATTTCGCCGTCAGCCAGCGAGGCTGGGACTTGTCCGGCGGCGTTGCTGCGCTTTAGGCGTGGAGGGGGCATGGAAAACCTAAGAAAGTGGGCCTAAAGACTATTGTCCCCGCTAGATCGTCGCCGCCTCAATGAACGCCTGATCGACCTGCGCCTCGCTCATTCCCAGAGCCGCCGCGAGCGGCACAAGCATGGGGTGCGTCCGCTCCACGTAACCTGAGTAGTCCCACTCCACCCTCACAGAGTCTCGCTGTAGCTGGTCGGGGATCGCATCGATGGCTGCATCAACCTGTGCGAGGCTAATGCCCTGACGCAGTAGCCAGAGGCGTATCTGGCGGGCAGAGACGCTCGCCGGTACAGATTCTTCCACGGCCTGTTGGTTCATGCCGATGACGTTGCCGCTCTCATCACGCACTTCCCATGTGTGCATGCCGTTGATCACGCCGATATAGGTGGTGTTCAAGAGATTCTCCCGTACATCATAAAGCTGCCAGATGACACGGTAGTAGCCGATGTTGGCATGTCTGACAGGCTTCCCACATTACCCGCAACCATCGGCGGTAGACGCATGAATGCGCCAGTGCTGACAGTGGCGGTTTGCCACTGCCCAGCCGTGGTGCCGACAAGCAGGAACCCTACCGCGTAGCGAGAGCCAGCGACGAGATCGTATGACGCAGGAAAACCACCGGCCGTGCTGAATGTGCGAGAGTAGATTGTATTAGCGACGTTGCCAATCGTTGTGTCACTGGCAGTCTGCGCGACCATAGTGATAGATGGTGATGTAACCGTTTTGCCGTCGATTATCGTTTCGGAGACTGTAAACAAAGCGAACTTGCACAGCGTGAGCGAAGCGGTCGCCGTTCCCGCGGTTACAAACGTGATCGTTGTCACTGTGGTGTTTGTTGGTGCGGTGAAAAAAGCTAGGTTCAAGAGGCCAGACGAGGCATTGGCACCTCCGATTACGCCATGCCCTCGCGGCAACCAATCAATCGCGTTGCTACTTGCCTGCATTGCCCAGCGCAGATTTGAGTTCACTGTGACGTTGCCGCTCAACCTCGCATCGCTCAGCGTGCCAGAGGTGACCTGCGAGGCTGCGAGCGACAGGGCATCGACACCGCCCGTAGCATGGCTGGCCGCATGCCCCGAGACGTTGGCAACCAAGCTCCAGGCGTAGCCGTCCCAAGAGTAGGTACGTCCGTTGACCACCGCGATTTGGCCGGACGCTGGCGAGGAGGGAAAAGTGATTGGCATGGGCTACCCCTACGCGATGCTCAGTGTGGCCGTGATTCTGTCGTTGTTGTTGTTTTCGCTGCCGTCCTTGGCGTAGCGAAGAACGAGGTGTTGACCGGACGTGACGGCCACAGTCCCGGTGGCGGCCCCTGTGCCCGATACCGCAGCCGACACGTTTGTCAGCCCAGCAATCGAAGCAACGTCAAACGCTGGCCCGCCCGTGTGTGACGCCGGTGATCCAGACGTTAGATACAATCGCCCGCCGTCGCAGCCGCCCTCGCTGCTCGCCGTGACTGTGTACGACAGCGTGCCAGTTGCGCCGACGAGCAGCCACAGGCGAGTGTCGGCGTTGTCGCCGCCGCCCGTGACTGTGGCAGTGAACGTACTGGTGCCAGAAAACGTGTGTGTGCCGGTGCCGTACTTGTTGGCATATGCCAGAGCAGCCGCCGCAGCAGGCGTCACGGCACTAGATGCCGTGGAGTAGCCGCTAGTGCCAACTGCGTTTACAGCGGCAACGCGGAAAATATAGGCCGTGCCGTTCGTCAGGCCCGTCACGGTGGCCGATGCAGAAGCTGACGCGGCGCGCGTGACCGTCGTCCAAGACGACCCGCTGCTGGTGCTGAACTGGACGGTGTAGTCCGTTATCGGCAGCGTGGACAGTGTTGCCGGTGCCGTCCATGACAAGACCGCCTGAGCATTTCCCCCAGTCGCCGTAACGCCTGATGGAGCAGATGGGGCGAGAAGCGTGCGTAGTAGGCTGTCTGAGCCACCAACACTGCCGGTGCCGACCACAGGCAGCGTCTGCGCCGCCGTGTATGCGCCGATTTGGTAGGTGGCGGTGGGAGGCGTGAAGGTGCCTGTGTATCTTGCGGCCCGAGTTATGCGAATGTCATCCAAGTACCCCGTGTAGTCTTGGATGTAGCTGCTCACCTTCAGCCCGCCAATCGCAAGAGTTGCACCATCGGAAATGTCTGTCGTATTGGTGGTAGACGCTTGAGATACGCCGTCAACATAGATCGACAGCGTTGACCCAGACCGCACTATCGCCAAGTGGTGCCACGTATTAGTGGACCATTTGCCGCCAGTGGTTGAGACAAGCGAGGAGTCGCCGTAGCCGAATCCGATGCTTCCGGCGATTGGCCCGTCACCGTCGTCCTTGTTGAGCTGTAAGGCGAATCCTGTTGGGCTGGCAACGGCCTTGTAGGCACTCAGGACAGACATTCGCGATGTTGATGCAGTACGAAACCACGTTTCAATTGTGAAGTCAGATGTGCCAAACCCAGCCACATCTGCGTCAAATGCGGTGCCAATCTCCAGCGCTGAGTCGCTTCCATCAAAATAAAGTGACGAGCCACCAAACTTGGACTGCGCCGTACTGGTGACCGTGTTTCCGGCCCGTACAATCGACTTAGACGCAGGCCCGCTGTCGGCAAAGGCTGTACCGTCGTTTGGCCCATCACCGCGCAGCAGCAGCTTCACAGACTCCCAGTTCTGGTCGCCTGTGGCCGGAATCGTCACGGTCGCTGAGAGCGAGCCGCCACCACCAACCGGACCCACTTCAGAGTAGACGCTGCCGTTCCATTGATAGACGCGGCCGGACGCGATGCTCAGGTATAAGGCTGTAGTGGCCCCGGTGCCCGGGAAGTTGGCCGTGGTGGCATAGGTGAATAGCTCTGTACCACCACCGCCGCCTCCGGTAGCCAGCTGCGTGACGGCACCCGAGCCGTTCCTATAGAACAGCTTGCCGTCTGCCTCATTGATGGCGATCTGCCCAGAGACGAGCGAAGACGGCACCGCAGCGGCCGTCGTTGATCGGAGGATCCGTACGGTCGCCAACTAGAACGAACCTCCATCAATATCGGAGCTAGGCGCGAGATAATCGGTTCCGGCGCTTGCTACGGAATACGCAGAGCCGTTGCCTTTGAGGAGTCCATTTACCGCCGATGTCAGGCCCGTGCCGCCATAGCCAACGGCTACCGCGGTGCCCTGCCAGACACCCGTGGAAAGCGTGCCAACGCTCGTCAGGCTGGAGCTTGTGACTCCCGAGCCAAGCGTGGTGGCCGAGAGGACGGTCGATCCGTTGATCTCGTACACCTTGCCAGTCAGCAGGTTGAAGTCTTGGTTGCTCGTCCAAGCTGCAGTGGCGCTGACCCAATTCAGCGTCTTGTCACTGTTCCCCTTGAGCGTAATGCCACCACCGTCGGCTGTGGCGTCTGAGGGCGAGGCGGTATCGCCCAGAATGACGTTGATGTCATCCACGCTGACCGCGGTGCTATTGATGGTGGTCGTCGTACCGTTGACGGTTAAGTTGCCGCCGACAGTGACGTTGCCAGAAAAATTAGCCCCAGCCAGCTGGGCGTACCCGGATAGATCGACGTTGCCGCCGCCCGCCGCGACAGCCGAATCGACATAGGCCAGCGTGGCAAACGCCCCGGATCCACCGATGGCGATAACGCTAGTGGCCAGCCCACCCGCGCCGCCAGTGCCAGTCCCGTAATAGAGGATATTTGTCTGCTCATTGAATGCCAACTCTGCGTTGGCCATGCTGCTTGGTGCGCCAGCCCCGCCTCCGCTCGCCCGTCGCTTGATCCGTAATGTCGCCATCAGAAGTTACCCCCGTCTACAACCGAACTCTCTGGATAATTACGCCACTTGCCGCTTGACCACCGCAGCACATCACCTGTTCTGATGTCTGTCATCTCCACATCGCTAGACGACGGCAACGAGAACCGCAACGCAGACAGCAGATACGGCAAATCGTTCCACCGCGTCACACCGTCACCGATCTTGATCGCGCCCGAGCCGAACGCTGGGTCTGTGTAGTCGTACGTGTCTGCCGATGGTTCCGTGGTAAGCGGGACATCTCGCTCATAGCCCACCTCGCCTGCAAGAAGGATCGGATTCGCGGCCGACCATTCCGCAGCCGTACCGCGTCGAAGCTGCGAGTATTTGATGTAGCTCATACGCCGCGCCCTTTGGCCCGATAGGCATGCTTGGCAATCACTTGCTCGCGGAGGTCCGAGTTCTTTGCGGAGGGGTTCAGCTTCTTGGCCTTCGCCACTTCCTCTCGCACAATCGTCTCGCTGATGAGCTTCCGCTTGGGATCGGCCACGCCCGGGTCGTAGTTCACCGTTCCGCTCACGGCCAATCGCCGCTTGTGGGCGACTTTGAGGACATCGTCATTGTTGGAAACCCACGCTTCGGGATCGCGCCAGCCTCGCTTGTCAGCCAGCCCTCCCACGTAGTGCTTGCCCGAGATGTTGATCCCGGCGCTCTTGGCTTCCGCGGCCACGTACTTGGCCTGTCGGACGGGCATGTCGTCCAGCTGCTGGTTGTTCATGCGGCCCTCCATGAACGCACGGTCAGTGCCCTTGGTGCCGGGGGGCGCCTGGAGGGCACACATCTCTGCGAATAGCACAGACTGGCCGTCCGCAATCATCTTGCGGTAATGGGACTGAACAGACTGCGAAGCGCGGGCGATTGAGAACGGAAGGTCGGTCATTGGTTGTAGGTCACTCTGTGGCCACGGGATTTCAGAAACTCACCCAGCTGTTGCGGGTTCACGTTAGGCCCATTGGCGCGGGCGAAGTCCAACGTCTCGCTAGTGGAACGGGCCACCTCCGGGTTGACCCCATGCGCCAGCAGCTGACGAATGCGGTCTTCTGGCGAAAAATTCCCGAAACTCTCGTCCACGTTTACATTTTTTTTAAACATTCGGCGTCCTCTCAGAAGGTGAATCAGCGGGCGGTGGAGGGGGTGGGGGAGGTGGCGGCGGAACCATGTACCGCGACACATCGGTGTTCATCGCCTTGCCCCAGTCCTCTAAAAGCGCGTTGAACAGTTCCGGCTTACCGGCCTGCAACAGACCCTGACTGATCGGCGCGAGGATCTGCATCGCGTTGGTGATGTTCTCAATGCGAGTGGCGACGTTGGGCTTCTTCACAGACCCAGCCTCAACGCGGTACGAATACTCCCGCACAACGGAATCCGGGTCTTCGCCTTGAACGTGCATCTGCCACGCCTGCGCAGCCATGGGGCCAAGCAGAGGAGCAACGTCTTGCGGGCCAATCAACCATCGGGCAAGAAGAGCTTCCTTGCGAGCGACCAGCGACAGAGCGTCTTCCAAAATATTTGCGTAATCGTCCGGCCTGACCGAAATCTGCTCAGCCTTCACCTGCGCTTCTGCAGCTGATCTGAAGGAATTCCTGGTCATGCCATAGATGAGTTCTGTCAGACCCACGCGACGGTCGAACAGTGCGGTGACCTCAGAGATGATCTGGTACATGTCCGAGGTGACACCCGGCATCTGGAAGACCGAGATCACATCGTTGACCGACCGGCCGATGGCTTCAGAGATCTCTACGATCTTGAACCCGCCCTCATCCTTCTCCAAGATCTTGGCCTTCAGATCCGGGTCTGCGGACTTGGCTACACCGATCAGCACCTGCGCGCTGGTTGCAATGCGCGTGGCGAGGAACGACATCGCCCAGTTGATGAATCGAAGCTCACCGATACCGGGACGAATGATAGAGATGGGCCAGCTGTACCCCGGCTTGCCGTGCCAAGCGAGCGGTGTGAACGGCCAGCCTCCTGGTTCTGCCCAGAATGGGATGGGCCACTGAGCCGCCATGAACATCGACGGCGCAACCCCAGTCTCGTCCACCTCCTCCTGCAACATCGCTTCGGGCATGTTCAGTGGGAAATCAATTCCCTCTGCCACGGCGATATAGCAGTTGGGTCCGAACGCATCGAACTTGCCGCGGAGGTCTTTGTCGGCGTTCTTGAGCCGGTCGCCAAACCCCGTCTTTGAG